TTTCGTACAGGCAAATGGTTTTACCGAAGCTGATATTAGTTTGAAGAATGGAATCCCAGTCCAAAAAGCATTCCGCTATTTGGGTGTTGACCATTATCTATCTAATTCGCACACTGCTAATCACGTGCTTGCTGGAATTAAGAGATGCGGAGAACTTGGTATTTTGAGAGGGACTTTCGGTAATGTAAAAATGGTTGAAGACCCTGGTCAAGTATCTGGTTTAGGCATTGTTTCTCGCCTTGATTATGGCTTTAACTGGCCAATTCAATTGCGTGAATTTACATGTGATTTGAATGTTGCGTAGTTATTAATAATATAAAATATTATTCCTTCGGCTTGGCAGGCGAAACCGCTAAAGCCGAAAGGTTTCGCAGTAATATGAAAATCTGTATAGGAGTCCCTACAAATCGCTTAATTAAGCCAAAAACAGCCAAATCATTACTGGAATTGGTAGCTCATTCAAAATATGATTATTATATTTTAATTTCTACCAGAGGCTATAATACATCTGAAAATAGAAATTGGATTGCTGCAAAAGCGGTTAATAATAAATGTGATTATTTATTCTTTGTGGATGATGACCAAATTTTCCCTCCAGATACTTTGGATAGATTATTGGCGCATAATAAAGATATAGTTGGCGGAGTATATAAGACAAAATACGAGGTTCAAGCGGATGTAATAGAATATTTAGATGATAAAAGACCACAAGGATTATTTGAGGTTAAAGCGATAGGCACTGGATGTCTGCTTATTAAATGTGATGTGTTTAAGAAACTACCCCAACCTTGGTTTAAATATGAATGGTATTCTAATGGAATGATAAAGAGAAGCCACGATTGGATATTTTGCGAAGATGCCAGAAATAATGGTTATAAGGTTTGGGCTGATAGCACTTTAGAAATTAAACACATTGGACAATTTTGTTATTAATATGTTGACAATAGAAAATATTTTTAAAAAAAGGGAAAATAAAAAAATTAAATGTACGATTGCCGTTCCAGTTTATGGCGGAATTCAGCCAAAAACCCTTCAGTGTCTTTTAGAAATGGTTGCCTATTCAAGTAATAAATATGACTTGCATATTGTCATAGCAGAAAATGGCTACACAATTTCAGAAAATAGGAATTATATAGTGTTTCAAGCTCTTAATAATAAGTCAGATTATCTATTGATGATAGACGCAGATATGACCTTCGAACCGGACTTGCTTGAAAGATTGTTAAGCAATAAAAAAGATATATGCGGAGTGGCTTATCACTCAAGGGGAAGCACAAACAAAATTAAAATAGTTCCGGATATAATGTCAATCGCCGAAGTAGATAAAGGAAAGTATATCAATTTAGAAACTGAAACAGACCCGAAGTATAAAGAAGTCTTTGAATGTTATGCGACAGGTACGGGAATAATACTGATTAAATGCGATATTTTTTACAAAATTAAACAGCCTTGGTTCGCCTTTACTTATTTTGAAAATGGAAAATGTAAAGAGGGGGAAGATTGGAATTTTTGTTTTAAAGCTAAAGAAAATAATTATAAAATATGGACTGACCCCAGAATTGAGGTCGGCCATATAGGAAATTTTGAATTTTAATAATTAAATTAAATAATATATTAATTAATAAATTTATAATAGCATTGTAAAATTGCATAGTCAAGTAATACAATGCCAAAACCATATTAAATTAAGTTCACCAATTTCCAAAGACGGTTTAGCAGAGGAGATATTAAGAATTTGCCAATGCACAAATGCCGTCTATACAAATTATGCAATGGTAGCCCGTTTAAATGACGCCTTAGATAGATATTGGTTTTTAGCGGTTAGTTCAGCCAATAAAGGCGGATTTGATGATAGCGGATATTCTACCTTGCCAGTGGAAACTCAAAGTCTTGTCGCCGGCACAAATGCTTATAAAATGACCTCATTTACCAATGAGGTTTTACAGATTTTAAGATTATCCATTTTAGATGATGACGGGATTGAATATGACTTAATCCACGAAGAATTTGATGACATTGTTGATTTTAATGAAACATATTCTACTGACTCTGCTGATAGAGGAAAACCGCAGTATTGGACTAAAAAAGGCGATTATATTTATTTATATCCTTGTCCTGATTACAGCGAAACAAATGGATTAAGGGCTTATGTTAATCGGAAAATGTCCAAGTTTGTTTGGACTACTTTTACTACTACCTTTGCTTCTGATTTAATAAATTCTACCACTCACGGGTTAACTACTGATGATGGAATTATTACTGAAACAGATAATAGCGACTTACCAAGTGGAATAACTGCTGATACAGTCGTTTATTATGTAATAGCGTCAGGACTTACGGCTGATGTTTTTAAAGTTTCAACTACGATTGGAGGATCTACCATTACCATAGCTGATGATGGCACAGGTAATCATAAGTATACGGAAGTTACCAAAGAACCCGGAATACCAAGTATTCATCATTTATATTTAGCCAAACGCGCCGCCCTTGCCTTTATGAACCCAAAACATCCTAATTTTGCTAAGATAAACGCAGAAATACAACAATTTGAACAGGATATAATGGATTATTGGCGGACAATGGAAAGTGAGAACAAAACGATAATTAACACAAACAGACGAGCTTTCAAGTAAAAATTTATGGAAATAGGAGTTGTCATTGTAAGACAAATACAAATAGAGAATATTGGATAAAATATTTTAAAGATTATGCCTAAAGAAAATCCACCATTAATTATAAATGCTCCAAGAGAGGGGATAGGATTAAGCCATCACATATCATTTGGTGACGTTAGAAATTTAGATATTAATAGCATCCCTGGGATTGTCCGTTTGAATAATAATCTTGATAAAGTATCAGGCGTGGCGGTAACAGGTTTAGTTAAATGGATAGTAAGAGACCCCGTAACTCCCGCCAATATTTATGCCGTAGATGGTGATGGAAAAGTTTATGTTTCAACTGGTAGCGAAGTCAGTTTCGCCGCCTTAGGCACTCAACCAACAGCAGGTGGAACAGGACAAGGCTTGGCAATTTGGAAAGATTATCTATTTTGCCCGAGAGCAACAGCAATGGATATATACGGCCCTTTATCAGGAACTCCTGCTTGGCGTAACTCTTGGGCCGGACTGACAATGACCACAGATGCCTTATGGCATCCGATGATTGTTTCAAGATTAGATGGAGAACTTTATGGCGGAGCAGGCAGATATATTTTTAATATCTTAGAAGTAGCAGGAAAAACTTTTGCTTGGGATGATGCCACTACTTATACGCCGACGGCTCAAGCTTTAACGCTTCCTACGGGATATAGAGTTAAATGTTTAGAGGAATTAGGTAATAACTTAATGATAGGCACTTGGAAAGGCACAACGATTACAGATTTTAAGATAGCCGACATTTTTACTTGGGATGGTTCTTCCACTACTTATGGCCAACCAATAATACTTAACGAGAATGGCGTAAATGCCCTTTTAACGGTAGGTAATTCATTATACATACAAACAGGGGTAGATGGCCGTATTTATCGCTCTGATGGCATTGGAGCGGTGCAGGTGGGGCAAATTCCTACTTCGGTGGCTAATGTAGAGGGTGGAAATTATCTTGAACCTTATCCTGGCGCTTTTGTTAATTACAAAGGCAAACCGACTTTCGGAGTTTCTTCGGGAGGAGCGACTTATACGGGAGGAATGGGAGTTTACAGTTTAATTGAAACATCAAGAGGAAGTATTTTGAATATGGAACACCAGTTAAGTAATTTTGCCACGACTGGAAATGACGGTACATTGGCAGTTTTAAAAATAGGAGCATTACTACCGATTGCCAGAGACCAAATTTTAGTTGGCTGGCTTGACACGACAACTAAAGGTATTGATTTAACAACAACCACTACTAGGACTCCGACTTATGGCGGATATTTTGAAAGCCCTTTATATCAGGTAGGAACTACTTTAAATAAAAGAAAATTTAATGAGATAGAGTTTTATTTAGCTAAAGAATTGGTAACGATTGAAGGAATACGTATTAAGTTTAGAATCAATTTAACCGATACTTGGACTACTTTAGGAACTTATACGATTGCTAATATCGGTTCAGGAGAAACATCTTTTCACGAACAGAATATAAATA